CTTCATTGCGATGGCTAGAGTGGAGCGCACATCCGAGTTTGAAAATAACGGACCGCAAAGCTTGGGCCCAAGCAAATCCGGCCCTTGGTCACACCATTACGGCTGAGATCCTAGAACACCGAATCCGAACTGGCGAGCCCAATCAAGTGCGTACTGAGATGTTAACGCAATGGGTGGACAATCTTGCCAGCCCTTGGCCCATCAACAAATGGAATGAGTGCAAAGTAGAAAATATGGTGTTTGAGGCTGGTGCATCTACCTTCTTTGCAATTGATATATCCCCAAGCCGTAGGCACGCTGCATTGGTGGCAGCTCAGATGGAAGGGGATAAGGTAAAACTAAAATGTCTTCAAACTTGGAACTCCGAAGCCTCAATTGATGATTTAAGAATGGCCAGTGAGATTAATGAGCACATCAAGCGATTTAGGCCAAAGATGTTGTTATTTGATCGCTACACCACGGCTGGGGTTGCAGCTAGGCTTGCGCACACCGGCGTTCCAGTAATGGAAATATCTGGTCAGTTGTTTGCAAGTGCGTGCGATGAGATGTTAGCTGCTATGAGCCACAATCGGATTGCTCACGGTGATGAGTACGAACTAAGCGAATCGGTAAACTCTTGCGCAATGCGGACCACAGATTCAGGGTGGCGCATCGTAAGAAGAAAATCAGCGGGTGAGGTGGCCAGCGCGATTTGCAGTGCAATGCTGATTTGGTATGCCAACAAACCACAAGCAGTTGCTGCCATCTATGTCAATTAGACACGCCGAGATCTTTAAGGGTGGGTTTGTCCAGATTTGTCGTATGCTAGTGCTATGGGGTTAATGTCTGCACTGCGCTTGATTGATAGTGCAGCACCCGAAAGTAAGCCAACAATCCAAGCCCAGTACGCACCACCGGTGATGGAAGGCTTCAGCGCATATTCTTATTTAAATCCTGCCGTATATGTATCACGCACCGAAGCACTGGCCGTTCCCAGTGTTTCACGCTGCCACTCATTAATTATTGGCGTGATTGGCAGCCTGCCTTTAAATATATATCGAAAAAGCACAGGGCAAGAATTAGAAGAACCATTGTGGTTACAACAACCAGATTATCGTCAACCGCGTGCAGTTACGATAAGTGCAACCGTGTCAGACTTATTTATGCACGGAGTGGCTTATTGGGAAGTTACACAAACCTTTGCAGATAGTGGAAGGCCATCTGGATTTGCTTGGGTTTCATTTGATCGCGTAACTCAAAAGTTAAATGCAAACAACACACTTGTTATTGGCTACACAGTTGATGGATCAGGATTGCGACCACAGAACGGCTTGGGCAGTATTGTTACATTCCAAGCACTTGACTCTTTGGGGATATTGGGCCGAGGTGGTCGCACTATTAAAGCTGCACTGGATCTTGAAAAAGCAAGTGCAATAGCTGCAAGCACGCCATTACCGTCTGGTTTCATCCAGAATACTGGTGCGGATTTGCCAGAAGAACAAATCACTGGACTACTGGCAGCTTGGAAGTTGGCAAGACAACAAAGATCAACGGCATATCTTTCCAGCACTTTGCGGTTCGAGCCAACTAACTTTTCGCCTAAAGATATGCTTTACAACGAAGCCAAACAAGCGTTAGCAACTGAAATAAGCAGATTGTGCAATGTACCTGCTTGGTATTTATCCGCGGACTTAAATAATTCGATGACATATAGCAATGTGGTTGATGAAAGACGGCAATTTGTTGATTACACATTGCGTCCATTTATTTCTGCAATTGAACAAAGACTTTCAATGGATGATCTCACGGCCCGTGGAAATCAGGTTCGCTTCGAATTGGATGAAACCTTCTTGCGATCCGATGCACTCACACGCTTGGCAGTAATTGAAAAAATGCTTGCACTTAATTTGATCACACTAGATCAAGCCAAAGAAATGGAAGACCTAACACCGAACGGAGCAGGCAGTGGACCAACAGCCCTTACACCTGACTTTTAACACAACCGTTGAATCAAGCGATGCACAACGCCGGATCATTGCCGGTAAGATTGTGCCATTTGGTGAGATCGGGAATACAAGTGCAGGCCAAGTTGTATTCGAAAAAGGTTCCATCAGTTACAACACTGGTGGCAAGATTAAACTTCTACTTGAACACAATGCAAAAGACCCAATCGGGATGATGCAAAGTGCCAGTGAGGATGCCTCAGGCATTTACGCATCCTTTAAAGTCGCACCAACAACCAAAGGCAACGATGCCCTCATTGAGGCTTCGGAGTTGCGCGATGGATTAAGTGTTGGCGTGATTGTAGATGCAGCAGAACCACGCAACGGCATCCTTTATGTTACAAAGGCCAGCCTTCGTGAAGTGAGTTTGGTTCAGGCGGCAGCCTTCTCAAGCGCGGCGGTTCAGTCCGTTGCAGCTAGTGAAGCCACACCTGATCCAGTAGAGGAAACACCAACCCAACCAACCGAAGAGAGTGAGGCCAGCGTGGAAAACGCTACCCCAGCAACCGAGGTAGAAGCCCAAAAGGTCGAAGCCTCACAACCATCAAATACTCCAGTGGCACACACTGAAGTGCGTTCACCAATCAAAACCAAATCCCAATACTTGCAACACTCAATCTACGCAAAACTCGGCAACGATGATTCACAGCAATACATTCGCGCAGCTGATGCATTTGCACGCAAGGCAATGACATTTGCCGATGACTCGTTCACCACAAATCCTGCATTCACGCCGGTGCAATATGTTCCAACAGTGATTGACACATCAATCGGTGCAAGACCAACAATTGATGCATTAGGTGGAGCCCGTACCCTTCCTGCGAGCGGTATGGTTATAAGTCATCCCAAGATTTCCACGAACGGGACTGTCGCACTAACGGCTGAAGGAGCTGCACCATCAGAAACCGGCATTGTGTCCGCTTATGTAGATGCAACTGTTAAGAAGTACGCCGGTTTACAACGCTATTCGCAAGAGCTTCTTTTAAGAGCAGATCCATCATTCTTTGATGCAATGCTTGAGAATATGACTCGGGCTTACAACGGTGCAACAGATGCAGCAGTTATTGCAGAAATTGTTTCCGGTGGAACTCAAGCAACAGCACAGGCAGCAACCATTGCAGGCTTGCAGGCTTATGTTGCACAAGCTGCACCAGCAGTTTATGCAGGCACAGGCGAAGTTGCATCTGCATTCATTGCAGGAACTTCAGTTTGGTCATTGCTTATCGGTTCATTGGATACAACCGGTCGCAGCATTTTCAATGCAGCTGCTCCGATGAATGCCAACGGACAATCCGCACCACGCTCATTGCGTGGGGATATGATGGGCTTGGATCTTTGGGTGGACAGCAAAATGGTTTCAACAACCATTGATGATTGCGCATTCATTGTGACACCATCAGCAATAGCAATTTACGAATCCCCAGTGCTTCAACTTTCAACCAATGTTCCTACATCTGGTGAAATTGAAACTGAACTCTTTGGATTTATGGCAGTTAAGACCCTTGTTGGTGCAGGTTTGCAGCGTTACAACCTCACCTGATCTAACCCCTAGACCGGCCGCCCCTTGCCCCTAGTCCGGCAGGGGGTTGGCCTCTAAACTGAAAGGAGTATCCAATGGCCGCTACATTTGTGACAATGGCTGAGTTGAGAACAAATCTTGGCATTGGAACTTTATATTCAGATTCAGTGGTTGAAGAAGTCTGCCAAAGTGCTCAAGACATTATTGATTCTTATCTTTGGTATAACTCAGCACTGGTTTATGCAACGGCTCTAAATAACAACATTGCAACCATCACGACTACGCAACCTCACGGATTTGTCACTGGTGAAAGCGTAACCATCACCAAATCTGACACCGCAACATTCAACGGTACTTACACGATTACCGGATACACAGCCTATGCATTTACTTATGCAAAAACAGCAAGCAATCAAACAACACATTTGGTACGACCTTACGGACTAGTTAAAGGCCCAAATCACTCAACTGCTTATGCAAGCGTTGCAGCAGTGCGCGAGGCTTCAATGATGATCGCAGTGGACATTTGGCAGGCAAGGCAAGCACCTTCCGGACAAGGTGCAAGTATTGATGGATTCGTTCCTTCGCCATTTAAAATGGGAAACACTTTGATCGCAAGGATTCGCGGCCTTATCGCCCCGTATATGGCACCAACGGCAATGCTCGGTTAAATGCCTACTGCAATCACAACCCTGCGAACAACACTGGCAACCACTTTGGCCAATGCCGGTGTCTGGTCCACCTTTGCCTACCCACCATCCAGCCCCATCGCCAACTCAGTAGTGGTTATGCCAGATGATCCCTACCTTGTGCCAAACAATCAAACACGGTCCAGTATCCAGCCATTTGCACGCTTCAAGATTATGATCTTGGTGCCACAACTAGACAATCAGGGCAATCTAAATACGATTGAAACCTTTGCGGTGGCCGTGTACACCAAACTTGCAGCAGCTGCATATGCCTTAAATATTTCAGGATTCAGCGCACCTGCAACCTTAGAATTAGCCACGGGCAATCTTTTGACAATTGATTGCGCAATCGAAGTCCTTACGGATT